TGTACAGGATAATTTTTTATTTGTGTGCCATATGTTGATCCACCCCAAGGTGTTCGTTCTGCATATGGAAATGAATACTCTCTACCTGTTGGTAGTTTAATTCTTTTAAATCTAATAGCTTCACTTTGTAATGTATCGTGCCATAATTTTATATCTTTATATTTTTCTAAAAATTTAGAGTAATATCTTTTCTCATCTTCTGTACCAGTCACACCACCATACAAAGGTTTAAATGTGTGTGCCTTTGCATCTTGCCTAGACACACCTATAATATCTGCAGTGTACTGGTGAACATCTATTTTATTTTTTATATCTTCCATACCTTGTTTATCTTGTGCTAGATAAACTGCTGTTCTAAATTCTAATTGTGCAAAGTCTACCTCAAGTATACTGCCTTTTTCAAATCTAGATGTAACAACTTTTCTTATGGGAAATGTTTTACCTCTTGGTTGGTTTTGAAAATTAGGATCTCTACTAGATAGTCTACCAGTTGCAGTTACAGCTTGCATAAATTTAGGATGTAAGAATCCTTTATCATTTGTAAAATTTTTTAGTCCTTCTACAAATGTATTTAAATATGTATCTACTGCATTGTGCCTAACTATTGCATCAATAAATTCT